CGCAAGGCCCTATTGGATTGATATGAAACTTAGTTTTTATGCAAAGTCAAATGATGTTTTAACTGTAGCAGTTACAGCAGTCATATCAAATGTATTGTTTCCGTATGTAGCACCTAGTGCAATACATTCGTCTTCAATTTGTTCTACTAGTGTTTCTGCTCCAGCACCGTCATAGTCTAATGACTCATCTGATTGCTCTACAGCAAAACACATTTTTTGGTTAGTGGCGTGTAAGTCGCCTCTGATTACAATTGTAGCATATTTTTGAATAATTTCAATAACCGCTTGAATTGCTTCATTTGCTCCAACTTCAGCATTTGCTGCTGCGCCGAAATCAACTTCAAAGAATGTTAATGGCTTGTTACCCATAAAGTCAATATCAGTTAATCCAGCACCAACACCTTGTTTAGAAACTGGTTGTCTATTTTCTGCAACTAATACGGAACTGCCGCCACCGATAGTTGTTGTTAGTAAATCTGCCATTATTTCGCTCCTTTAGTTTCTGCTAGTGCTTGTAAAAGTTGTTCCTTGATAGAAGCACGCAGATCTTCGCCTTCCTTGACACGCTGCATTGGATTGTCTCCACCTGCAACCTTAGGATGCGTTCCTTTCATTCTGTTCATGCCGCCTGACATTTTCTTGGTCATAAACTGAATGTCTCTTTCATCCTCATCAGGCTCATTAGCCCATGCTTCATCTTTTTCTTTTTTCTCCATGTCATGGTCATCCATGTCATGGTCACCATCGTCATCTCTGTCAACAGTCTTGTGTAATTTTTCTTCATCATCATGATCTTTTTCGTGGCGATCTAATTTACCATCATCATCGTAATCATTATCTTCGCCTTCGTCACCCATTGCCTTGATAGCAATCATGTCCTTTTCGCCGCCTGGCATATCATCATTGTCTGCATCAAAGTCAGGTAAAATTTTGTTGATTGGTTTTGGCATTGGTGGACCTTCTGGTGCATCCATCCCGCCCATAGGTGGAATAATGCTCATAGATGGCATATCCATTTCAGGCTTGTCACCACCGCCCATCTTTTTAATTAGCGCCATAACGTCTTCAATTGCATCGCCCTGTGCATTAATGTTAATGCTCATAGAAGCCTTATCCTTAGGCTCTGGTGCTGGCATACTTGGTGACATTGGCATGCCACATTCGTCTGCTTTAACATCTACAGGTGATTCAGTTTTTACTGTGTCTATTTCCTGCATCTTGGCTAATAGTTCTTGAAAGTTCATATTAGTTACTCCCTACAGGACTTTTTGCACCTGCTTTATCTTGTTTTAATTTTGGTGTGTCTTGATAAACATCTGCCTTAAGTTTATCAGTTCCTAATTCTTTGCGTCTTTCCTTTGATTCTTTTGAAAGAGTCTTTAAGAAATCCTTATTGAAGTCATCTCCGAAATAATTCTTATGCTTGACTTTCATACCATCCTTGTATTCATTGTCGTGTAACAATGCACCTTCGTAATCTGCATTGTCTCCTGCAGTGATTTGATCTATTTCACTTGGACTAGCACTATTTCTAACCTTATAATAACCTGCTTCACAGCAGCCCATTTCAAAAATTTCTTTTTCGATTTCTGTGGTTGTTAAAGGATACTCTGTCATAACATCAAAAGTATGAACTTCCATGTTTTTTAATTCTGGAAAATCATGTGGAAGTTCCTGAACAGGCGTTGTTTTCATCTGTTCAAATTGCATTATGCCTCTAGTGTCGAGCCTTGCTTTTAGATCGTTAGCAAAGTTCTCGGGCAGTTCACCAGCAACTTTAACCTTAAAACTATAGGTTTTCTTGCTTTCCGATAGGTATTCTTTAAACGTCTTCATATGTATATTTATTCCTTTCCGCTCAATTTCTTCATTAATTCATTGCGATCTAGCATTACATAGCCTTGACCATCCAATACATCGTTGGGATCTTCGGGAGAATCGTTGTCAATCTTGAGTTTTTTAAGTTGTAAATCAACTGCTTTTAGTTTTTTATCAACTTTTGCAGTCTTAGCATCTATTGCATTTTTTAACATGCTACTTGCTACTTCAAATATTCTACCACTATATCGAACTTCCACATTCATACCCAAATCCATTAGATCATCGTATGCTTTTTCAGCCTTATCTGCTAGGCTATCCAAGTCCTTTTCTTCCAATGCATCTAGTTCTCTTATCTGTGGAAGATCCTTTGTAATTTTTTGAACTGCTTTATAACTATCGTCAACACTCTTTACCTGTTGGTGTTTTTCTTCAACTTCTTCTGCTGTGGCTTCGACAGTGGGAGTTTCAACAACTTCTTCCTGTTGGCCTTGCTCTTCCAAATTAAACAGTTCTTCCAATTTCTTTGTCATAATATTACTTATCGTCTTTTGTTACCAGTGTGAAAAATATCATCTTCACTGACTATTCTAAATCTAAGCCTTTTTTGTTTGCACCATGCCGCTGCTGCTTCCCACTTTGCTTGATTCTTTATATATTGTTCCTGATTGTATCTGCTCTTTCCAACCTTTTCTCTAAGAGTTTGGTTGGCTGGTTTTACTTCGACAACTTCGGCATTCTTCTTACCATTTCTATCCTGATACACAATAAAAAAATCAGGAACATAAATTGTATATTTTCCAGTAAGCGGATCTCTGTAAGGAATTTGTATGCTTTCACTTGCCCAGCTCTGAACACCAGGATGTTCATCCAGCATTCTCATAAAAACAAATTCCCAACTGCTCCTAGCAAGTGGTTTCTTGTTACCAACATACTTGCCGGGATTTTTCATTTCAAATCTTCCTTGGGCAAACTTAGGCATTATGGAACCACGTTACGTTGTTTTGAAACAGTCTTTAATTCCTGTCTATATCCAAGAGTTGAAGTTGAAGGTCTGTTGTTATTAAGCACTTCACTTACTAATGCACCTATCTGTGTATCATCAAAGTTTTTTATTTGATCTAAAATACTCTGCACATTAATTGCTTCTAGTTTAGCCTGTTTTAATAATGATGTTGCTAATACTTGGCTTGCATCATCACTGAAACCTCTCTTGGTAAAAAATGCAACTGTTGAATCAACATCGATTGCCTTAAACTCTAATGGCTCTTCTCCGTATGTGTCAAAAAATAATTTTGTTCTTGCCGCACTATCCTGTATTTGTGTTGCGGGTAAATTAGTAGCCATTATGGAATCTCCGTTATGCTGCCAGCACCAGGAACAACAAATTCAGTTGTGGACCTTGAAGGCGGAACCAATGATTTTTGTGATCCGTTTGTTGTTTCATTCTGTGTATCATTTTTAGGAAACACTGCTCCGGCAACACCGCTTATTGTATTTGCTATTGCCTGTGTTCCTGCAGGACTGGTCAATACATTAATTGCTTCTGCTTTTAGACTGTCCTTGCTTAATCCTTTAAAATTCTTGTATGTGTTTACTGCTGCAATTGCAGTTCCGAGAAAACCTTTTCCTGAACTAAATGCTGTGCCATCACCTATTGCTCCAAACACCTGTTCTATTCCGTCAAGAACTCCACCTTCTCCTAGTAGGTTACTTACGCCTCCACCTGCTACACTTAATGGCGATGGTGAATTATCGTAGTGCAGTGTTGCAAATCCCTTAGGTGTTCCTTGAGAAACTCTTCCGGCAGTGTATACAACTGATTCAAATTCTATTGACATGTTGGATTCTGCAGGTTCGGATGTTGCTGCATGATCTCGAGCACCGTGATCCCAATTAGTAATTTTTGGATTTATAAGAGTGTATCCTATAAATCTTCTTCTACCCATTGTGTATATGGTAATTGATCTAAACAGCGAAGTAACTGAAATACCATTATCAAGACCATATCTAAAATTATCAATGCTAGTTCCACTTCCTCTATATTGATTTGCATCAAATGCCGTTGTTGGTAGATGTCTGTCCTTAGAATAATACCCAAAATAGATTGCCCATAGAGCATTTATTACACCATGATTATCATCATGCATTGTAATTTTAACGGGATCGTAGTTTAGCATCCCATAAACAATTTTCTTCCTGTTGTATTGATTAAGAGTTTCCTTATCAAAACTAAACTTAGGAAGGTCACATGTCTTAACCAGTATTCCTGTTTCGTCAGCATGTTTTGCCGTAAAACTTGCAGCCTTGTGTGCAGTGCTGTCCAATTCAAATCTAACATAATAGTTAAATTTAGTCTTTGGTGCTAGCCTAAAATTATCGTCAATGAACAATCTAGTGGCATGGGTATAGTTACCCATTCTACCCTTAGGATTAGAAGCACCTGCGAAAATGTCTGTTAAGAATCTTGTAAACTTATTGGCCATACATATATTTAGCCATAAAAAAAGCCCGGAAAAAATCCGGGCTTTTTAATTTCAATACTAAAACTAGTATTAGCCTTGAGCGCCTGAAGAACCTGTAGTAGAAGCACCAAGTGTTCTTTCCACAGCAGCACCAATACCAACGCCAACGCCTTGCTCTCCTGGACCCCATTGAACCATGTTGTCAAAGCGTATTGTAAGAGCAACACTCATTGGTTCGTTAGTTCCGTAGTTAGCATCTCCGTAATCAACGTTAGTTAAGAAACAACCGTATAAGTTAGAAGTTTCTAAAACATTAATTCCAGAAGCGTTATTTCCGTTACCACCGTCTAATACTTCAATTTTAGATGTAAATTTATAATCAATACCAGATCTTGCAGAAGCCTGTTCAACGAAGTCGAACTGTTTCTGAACCTGTTGACCAACAAGTCTTTGAACTTCACCACTTGCATCATCACGCAAGTTAAGTGTAATAGTTTCAAAGGTATACTTACCTGCTAGGTAAACCTTTGAGTTGTAAACGTCTAGTGGCATTTCTTCAAAACCAACTTTTGGTCTACTTACATCAACTACTTGTTTAGTTAGTTCAGTTGCAGCACTTACTCCAAAACCAAGTAAAGTAACGCGGAAGCGATACTTTAACTTAGGCATCAAGAGCACTTGGTTGCCTGCGTCTGTTGGAACTGAAAAGTTATTTAATGATGTTATAGGCATGTCTTATATCTCCCCTGTGTTCTTGACACGCAACGGTATGTATATGAACTCAATAGCCTTGACTGGTTCAATCGCAATGTCAACATATAGTTCGTTACGATCGATTCTAGCCGGAGTATTGTTTGTTTCATCACAAACTACTGCGAAATCGTAAAGAGCTCTTTGACCAACTAGTTCTAGTAGAAGTGATTCTACTGCTTGTTTGATCTCGTCTCTTGTAATTTTATCATTTGGTTCAAAGATATACGGACGAGCCAGTTTATTAAGTTGACTACGTAGGTATACTACCAAACGTGCTACGTTGATTCTGTCTAGTGCGGAAGCATTTCTTCCTCTAGTCTTCTGACCGTAGTTAACTAAACCAACACCATTAAAGAATGTAATTGGGTTAATCTTTAGATCATACAACGTATCTCTTTGTCCTTCATTAAGCGCAACTGTTTGGAATTCGCCTGTGTCAGCGTCGATATAACCAACTGCTGTAGCATTTGAAATTCCACCACGTCTTGTGCCTGCCGGAGCGAACCATGGGAACGATACCTGATCGCTAAGTGCAATAGTTCTCATCATCATGTGTGATGCTGGAACAACTGCATTCGATCCTCCTAGATCTGTTGTAAATCCATTTGGATAAAAACATCCTAGGTATTCGTCATAAGTTACCAATCCATCGTCACCGTTATCAGTAACTAAGTTTGCATTGGATCCCCAATTTGTTAGTGTTGTTGCATCTGCTGCTAGTCTAAGTGGTGTATCACCAATTACAAAAGCAGTTAAACCTCTGTCAATGTTAAGACCAACTAAGTTGCTCATTACTTCTGGATAACCAGGAGCAGCAATTATATTAAAGTTACGTCTTTCTTCATCTCTAATTTGATCGCTTGTATCAATTGCAGATTTCAATGCTGAAACAACAACCATTCTCTGTGCTTTTCTACCAAATGAGCCTGAACCATCTTCTTGGTTTCCTGATTGTGTTACCCATCTATCAGTAGCATAAGCAGCCATAGACTCTTCTGAAACAACAGCATTACCTAATGGTGAATTTGTGCTGTCAAATCTTACGTTGTCTGCTGTGGTATCAATGTAGTTGTTAGCATAACGCTTAACATTACCACCGCTTCTACGTAGGTTCCATAGCAGCATACCCTGTGGATATAGTGCTGGATCTGGAGCATCTGGATCTAAGTAGTTGCTTGATAGCAAGTCCTTGATAGTTGCTGCTGTGTTACCAGTAGCACCAGATGAACCATAACGTGCATCAGCAAATAACACACCATCTTCTGTAGTTTGGTCTGTCTTGTCTAATTGAACCCATTCCTGACCTGAAGATTGTGCTGAATCCCATCTGTAAATTGTTGGGAAGTTTTCAAGATCTGCTGTTGAAATCCAAAGATCGTTATCAACAAGAGCAGTTCCATCACTTTGTGTTTCTGGAGCACTTGCTGCAACCTGTGGACCATTTGGATCTGTTGTTGCAAATTGATTTACATAACCAACCCAGTTATTTCCGTTATGGACCATGATATCTACATCTGAAAACTCTGGGTTATACCAAAGTTGTCCATCTTCTGGTTCTGCCTGTGGAGCACTTGCACTTGCTTCGAAGTCGTTTGCTGCCAATGGCTTCCAGTTTGATACCAAGTATTTTGATTGTCCTGAACTGTCTTCAGCGCCTGCTGGTAAGTTATAGAAGTTTGCTGTTCCTTCACCAGTATCAATATTATATGGTGTAAATAGGCTTGCAATAGCATCTAAACCAACGTCAACTAGTCTTATGTCTCCACCTAATTTATGTGTAAGTGTAATTTCGTTGTCGTCTGTAACACCTGCTTCAACATTTGTAAGTCCTGCTGCGTTTACCGCTGCTGCAAACAATGTAGCATCTGCTGATGTTCCGCCTGCTGTAAATTGGATTCTTACCGCTGAATCCAAACCTGCTTGATTCTTGATTGATTCTTCAATATCAAAGTTATGAACGCCTGCTGTAAATGTTGTTCCATCTACTTCGCCTGAAGTGATAGTAGTTGCTCCAGCGATTGCTCTGCGCCATACTCTAAATGTTGCAGTTGCTGGTAAACTATCATATAGGCTGTGTTCATTACTGTTTGACTGAACCATTAAACTATCTGCTGCAATGTTTAGTCCGCCGCCTGATCTATCTAGATAGTAAAGTGAAGCATTTGTGCTTGCATAAATTGGTGCATCGTATGATACCCAACTTGTAGTTGCTGCATCCCACTTGCTTGCTCTCCATCTAGCACCACTGTTAGGTTCTGTAGTCTTAATCCAAACAGAACCAGTTGGTCTAGCATCAGCATCTGTTCCTGGAGTTCCCTTCCATTGTGGAACTGATGTGTGTGGCATTTGGCTTAGTTCAGGACCTTTATAAGTCGCTGCACTAATACCTAATTCATCTAGATCAGCAGTTCCTGCAACAACAGTAATTGTGTTAGCATTAGAGTTGCTAGTTCCGTCTGTATAAATTCTTACAGTTTCACTAACATTTCTAGCAGTTACGCCTGTAATGCTTAAACCATTAATTGTTGAAACAATATCATCTACAGTATCACTGGCACCGATTGTTACTGTCGATCCGTTAATGGTAAAGTTACCTGCTGCTGCTGTAATCTTAGAAGCAGTTAGTGTAGCGGAAACAATTGTAGGTGTGCTTGCTCTCCATTCTAGAGAACCTACTAAAACCCACTGTCCTGCGCTTACGCCTGCCTGTGTATTACCTGAAGATTTATACCAAATTCTTGCTGGTTCTTTTGCTGCATTGAATGTGGAAGATGTTCCCACTGTTTCAAATACAACAGCATAGTCACCAATTGAACCATATGATTCTTTTGGTTTGCGTCCATAGTTTGAATCAGTATCATTTTCGATTTTTAAAACTTCATCGTCTGTTAATACTGTCGGAACCTTAACACTAAACTTTTGTCCGCCTGCGCTAATTGCTGCGCTGTTCCACTCCTGGATACCCCATGCTGTAGAACCTGTGTTAATCCACCAAGTTCCATCTGCCGGATTCGCTCCCGGAGTTGTTGAATCTCCTTCTAGTTCTCCTAGGTCAACATCTGCTCTTACAACAAAAGCAGCGTTTGATACGCCTAGTAAACTGTATGCTGCTAATAGACCATATTCATTTAATTCTGAACCATGAATAGGTGTATTGCTCGCTGTCTTTTCGAAGTTAGGGACTCCAAAAAGATCTACTAATTCTTTCTGTGATGTCACTTTAAACGCATTGCCTGCGTTCGCCGCTGTTGTTGCAGAAGCAACCCCAGTGCCTGCGGCATTTGTTTTATCTTGCGCTGTTGCTACAACAATAAGAGGAGTTGTTCCTGGTTCCGCAGGAGTGTAAAAACTCTCATCTATTACCGTAACTTCTACGCCTGGTGATTGTAGTGCCATTCGTTTATCTCCTGGTAATGTATAATTCTATCAATCCATTACGTAATGCATTGCTATGTTATTATTTAGTTGATTTGAGCAAAAATGGCGTGTTATGCCTTGAATTATAAAGGGATAGAAAAGGTGTAAATACAAGCATGAGACCGTTGTGTAAATGCGGTTTAAGACCGCGAGCAGTTAATTATAAGAAGAATGGCAAGACCTATTACAGGAGCCTATGTGAAGCCTGCTCAGCCAATGGTGTCTATCACGGTGTTCCTAGATGGTATCGTGCAGGATATAGAATCAAGAAGCAGTGTGATAAGTGCGGTTTTAAATCACCGCACAAGGAAATTTTTAGGGTGTTTCACGTTGACGAAAATTTGGATAACTGTAGGCATTCTAATCTAAAGACAGTTTGTGCCAATTGTAGGACTGTTTTATCCAAGGAAGGTATACGCTGGAAGCAGGGTGATTTAGTCGCCGATTATTGATTTGACATTGTTGTATAAATCATCAATGCTAGAATCATTTGTAATTTCGTAATTAAAATCCTGTCCTAACCAAGCCCATTCACTTGCGTGTATGCCTAATTTTTTAAGTGTATCTTGGGCTTCTAGCATGCCCGAGTTAGCCTTTATAGCATCATTATACCAACTAGGTAATTCGCCACGCTTAACCCATATAATTTTACCACCAAGATTCTTAATTGCAGCAATTTCATTTGGAAATCTTACATCACTTACAACAACATTATCGTTGCTCTGTCGCAGTTTATTTTCTAAACTAGCGATCCAAATATCATCATGGAAAGTTCTACGGCAAACTTCAGTTCCCCAATACTGTAGCACCCATCGAGGAGTTAATGTAGGCATGGACAATCTTTCAGCCCACCAAGCATCTACCTGTTCGCGCCATTCGCGTGATTCTTTTGTTCTGCCCTCAAGCATTGTTCTATCCCATCCAAAAACAGCGGCAACAGAATCCTTGAGAGAATCTGCAAAACTTTCTCTTCTAAATTCATGAAAATTTACAAGATAATCAGCAACGGTATCTTTGCCACTACCGATAAATCCGCAAACACCTATAATCATATAACTCTCCTTTAAAGTTATATTATAGCGTCTTTCTAGTATATGTCAAGTGTTTAATAGAATGGTTTTGGTTGTCCTGGCTTACCAGTATTAAGTTTTCTTGCCAAAACGCTTGCTGTGTTGATTGATTTTGTTCTTTTTTGTCTGCGTGCCTGCGTTGGTGCAGTTCTAGCACGAGTTGTTTTCATTTTTTGTGCTTTGGCAACATTATATTGCTGCACACATTTTGAAGGGTGACTTACCTGTCTGCCTGCTCTTGGACCAGTAGTGCAACGAAATCTTAATTTGGTTTGCCCACTTCGCTGGTTGTGTTTGCCAACGCCCCACACCATCTTGGCTACTTCATTATAGATTTCTTCGTGTTCTTCCGTTATGAATTCTGATGCTTTCATTAACCAATTATCCAACTGTATCCAATGCCGCCTGCAACTTGAGTTCCTAATTCCATTGTTAAACGTTCAATGTCATTAAATCCTTCCTGCTTGATGCTGGCACCGTTTAATGCCGTGCCGCCTTGTGGTCCTGCTATACTAGCAAATTTTTCTCTTGCCTGTCCAAGCATTACCTTACAGTTTGCAAGTGTATAATCCTTAATCCATTGTCCTGAATAAACATCTTCAATTATTACAAAATCAGGCTTATTGTTATAGGCCCATAACAATACCTGTTCTGTTCCTCTTGGTCTTTGCATGATGATTAATTTCTTGCTTTGAGGATTCCACGTAAAGTTAATGAATGAACCAAACATTTTACCAACCAGTTCCTGATACTGAGCAAACAGTTCATACGTTGCTAGTCCGCCCATGTTGGTTGAACTTAATAGGTATGTGTTAGTATAGGCTAAATTAAATGGTTCAAATACCGTTCCGCCAGTTCCGTTACCAGTTCTTGATCCTACACTTCTTCTGTAAATTTGTCTAACCTGTTGAATCTCGCTTGGAAGTATGTATTCGTTTTGATCTTCTTCTAGAGAAAGTGTTATGTAACTCTCTTCAACGGAGTTATCAGAACGCTGTCTAAACACTCCTAGTGCCCTCTGAAGAGCAGTTTCGTAGTGTTCCGGATCAAGTTCCACGTCGATCATGCCATCACCTAGCATTAATCTTACATAATCGAATACTTCTTGTTTTGCTTTGTCTATTTGGCTCATATAACTATTTATGCCTTGTGCGAAAAACGGTAAATACATATACTATGCCAAGACTCAGTTTATACCGCCCGGAAAAGGGCAACGATTACAAGTTCATAGACAAGACTGCCTGGGAGATGTTCCAAGTTGGAGGCACCGATGTGCTTATGCACAAGTATCTAGGTGCTGAAGCAACAGGAAAGGAAGCAACGCCCAGTGAGCCAAAATATGATACTTTAAGCCCCACTAATATACAGGATATGCTGTTCCTTGAAAACAGGGATAGAAAGTATGATCCAGATGTTTATGTTATGCGTGGTGTGTATAACGTTCAGGACATTGACTTTAATCTAAGTCAGTTTGGATTGTTTTTACAGAATGATACAATATTCATAACATTCCATATTAATGATACAATAGAAAAACTCGGCAGAAAGATTATAGCAGGTGATGTGATAGAGTTACCTCACCTAAAGGATGAGTTCGCACTCAATGATTTAAATTATGCACTAAAAAGATTTTATGTAGTTGAAGATGTAAATCGTGCTGCTGAAGGTTTTAGTGTAACATGGTATCCACACCTATACAGAGCAAAATGTAAACCATTAGTAGATTCTCAGGAGTTCAAGGACATACTGGATCAAATTGCAGATTCAGAAAGTTTCAAGGGAACTTGGAATGCAGATTCTACATACTATCCTGGAGATACTGTAACAGCACCCAACGGAGAAAAATATACCGTTATACAGGAAGTTACAGGTATTGCTCCGCCTGATACAACATACTATAAACTTGCAGATACTCTTAAAGACATTATGTCCACTTATGAGAAAGAAATGCAAATTACACAAGCAGTTCTTGATCAAGCAGAAGCAGATGTTCCGGAAAGTGGTTACGATACAACAAAACTTTATACTTTACAAAGAACTGAAGATGGCAAGAGCGAACTCGTATCTGCTGATACCACACTGGATGATGCAACAATAGATAGCATTACAGCAGACACAGTATATCAATCCGCTGAAGCAAATGGCTACACTGGTTACTTACTAGGTGATGGTGTTCCACCTAACGGTGCTCCATTCACACAGGGCATTGCTTTCCCTATAGGACCAAGCGAAGGACAGTTCCATTTACGAACAGATTATAAACCCACACGCCTGTTCCGTTATTCTAAGGGCAGATGGAGCAGGATAGAAGATGATGTAAGAACAAACATCACACACCTTGGAACTAGCGATACAGCCGCAGGTAAAGATTTTGCTGGACACAGTCCTAAGGAAACGCAGAAAACTTCGTTTATTAACAACACAAACGAACAGGTTATTGATGGCCAGACTGTTAAAGAAAGACAGAGCCTTTCTAAAGCACTAAGACCCAAGGCAGACGAATAATGAGAATTGAAGAAATATTAGGTTTTGCAACGAGCCGACCAAAAACACATACTGTGAAAAGACGTCCACCCGAAAAAGACGATGACTCGGTTGCTGTAAAATTAAAAGCAAGGCGTGCTGCTGCTGCCAAAGGCGACAAAGATGCCTATACACATAATTTTAAAAAAGCAGGTAAGTAATGGATTTTTTCTACGACGGACAAATTAGAAGATACGTAACACAGTTTATGAGAATTTTCATAGGCTTTAAGTATGAAGCAGGAAATGGTGATCAACAGAGCATTCCTGTCATGTATGGAGATCTAACACGCCAGGTTGCAAACATAATTAGAGAAAATTCTGAAAACAAGTTACCTACCGTTCCTAGAATTGCTTGTTATATTACAGGACTGGAAATGGATACTTCCAGACTGTCTGATCCTACTTTTGTAAGCAAGGTTAACATACGTGAAAGAAACTACACTGTGGACGAAAGTGGAAATAGGAATTATACAAGTGCTCCTGGTAAAAATGTTACAGTTGAAAGGTTAATGCCCACGCCCTATATCATGACAATGAAGGCAGATATATGGACTTCAAATACTGATCAAAAATTACAATTATTAGAACAAATATTAGTATTATTCAATCCAGCATTAGAAATACAAACTACTGATAACTATGTTGATTGGACAAGTTTAAGCGTTGTTTATCTAACAGGACAACAATTTAGTTCTAGATCAATACCAGCAGGAACGGAATCAGATATTGATATTTGTTCGCTGGATTTTCAAATTCCTGTTTGGATTTCTCCACCTGCCAAGGTTAAAAAACTTGGCGTAGTAAGAAGCATCATTGCTAACATATTCACAGAAGATGGTGATGTTCAAAATCTTTCAACGTTAGTATACAATAATAGCGATTCAAACACAGTTTATGTAAATCCAAGATACCCTATACTGCTGTTCAAGGCAAATAACGGGCAGGATTATGATTATGAAGTTACAATCCTAGATCAAAATGCTGCAATACAGGATCTTGGTTTAGACAAGAAAGAATATTCGGATGGTAGAAAACTTGACTGGAATGGTGTTCTTGCAGCATTAGGAAACTTTACTGAAGGAACCAGCACGATATACTTTAGACAGCCCGATGGAACCGAAATAGAAGGAACAATAGCAATCAATCCTGTTGATCCATACATACTATTAGTAACAGTTGATCCTGACAGTCCAGGATATAAGGGCAACACTTTGCTAACAAGTTCGCAATATCCAAGCGGTAAGGGAACCGTTGATGCTATTGTTGATCCTACCACGTATAATCCAATTTATAAATTAAATGGAACTAACAATATTCCACTAGGACATAGATTGCTTGTTTTAGAAGATGTTGCAAATGATGCAGATGGTTGGAAAAATGTTGACAATACTAATACAACA